TGGCGCTATTCCTTTGCTGCCGCCGACAAAGGCGGCATGGCAGATGCAACCTTCACCGCGGTCGACCTGTCCCGCCTGCCCGCTCCGCAGGTGGTGGAGGCACTCGACTATGAGACGATCCTGGCAGACCTGATCGCCTCGCTCCGTCTGCTCCTGCCTGATTTCCAGCCGCTTGAAAGCGACCCTGCCACCAAGATCCTTCAGGTTGTCGCCTACCGCGAAGTCCTGCTCCGCCAACGGATCAACGATGCTGCCCGCGCGGTAATGCCCGCCTATGCCGCCGGCAGCGACCTTGACAATCTGGCCGCCCTGCTCGGCGTCACCCGCTTTACCCTCGACCCGGGCGACCCGGAACTGGGCATCCCGCCGACGATGGAGAGCGACGAGGATCTCCGGCGACGCATGGTGTTGGCCCCGGAGGGCTACTCTGTGGCCGGGCCTGAAGGGGCCTACATCTACCATGCACTCTCCGCGCATCCCGACGTGCTCGATGCCAGCGCGACCAGCCCCTCCCCCGGCGAAGTGGTCGTCTCGATCCTGTCACGCACCGGCGATGGCACTGCATCGCCCGAGCTGATCGCAGCAGTGGCCTCGCACGTGTCATCCGATCGCGTCAGGCCGCTGACGGACCACGTCACTGTCCAGTCGGCACAGATCGTGCCCTATGCAATCGCGGCGACCATCACCACCTTTGCCGGTCCCGACGGCTCCGTCGTCATGGCCGAGGCTCAGCGCCGCACTCAGGAGTACATCACCAACAGCCACCGGCTGGGACGTGACATCACGATCTCCGGCATCCACGCGGCGCTGCACGTTGAGGGCGTTCACCGTGTCGTTCTCACCCAGCCGAGCGCCGACATCCTCATCAACCGCAACCAGGCGCCATACTGCACGAGCCTGAGCATCACCTATGGAGGGACGGGTGAATGATGACCGCGTCCCTGCTCCCGCCCAATGCCACACCATTCGAACGCGCGCTGGCCGCCGCCACGGCGCGGATTGCCGACATTGACGCCAACCTGCGCAAGCTGTGGAACCCGGACATCTGCCCGGTGGACCTTCTGCCGTGGCTCGCCTGGGCGCTCTCGCTCGACAGCTGGTCCTCTGACTGGCCCGAGGCCGTCAAGCGCGAGCGCGTGCGCCGCGCCCTTGAGATCGCCCGGCAAAAGGGCACGACGGCCAGCGTGCGCGCCGTCATCGAATCGTTCGGCGGCCAGGTCGCCATTCGCGAATGGTGGCAGAAAACGCCGGCCGGCGATCCGTACACCTTTGAACTGGTGCTGACGCTCGGCAGCGTCAATGCGCCCGCCAGCGCCGCCTTCGTCGATGCCGTCATTGCCGAAGTTGCCCGCACCAAGCCGGTGCGCAGTCACTTCACCTTCACCCAGGGCTTTGCCGCAGCAGCCCGCGTCGGCGTTCTGGCCGCCGCCCGCCCTGTCATCTCCGCCCGCCTCCGTTGTGCCGCCTGAGATCGCCCATGCTCCTGCCCCCTGCCCCGCCTGAACTTCTCCTTGCCGCTCTTGGTCTTGCCCTTGTCCTGGTCGGCCGGAGGGGGGCGGCATGAGTGGGCTGATCCTGACCATCACCAATGCCGGACGCGCGGCGCTCGTCAATGCAGCCAACACCGGCACCAATCCGGTGCTGATGGCCTCGGTTGGCGTCTCGGCGACCGCCTTCACGCCGTCGCCTGGCATCACCAGCCTGCCCGGCGAAATCAAGCGGATCACCACCATCGCCGGAGAGGCAGTGGCGGACGACACCATCCATGTGACGGTGCGCGACGAAAGCGCGGACGTTTATACCGTGCGCTCGTTCGGCCTGTACCTTGCCGATGGCACGCTGTTCGGCGTTTACAGTCAGGCCAACCCGATCATGGAGAAGTCGGCGCAGGCCATGCTACTGCTGGCCATCGACGTCATCTTCGCAGACATCGATGCAACCCAGATCACCTTCGGCGACACCAGCTTCCTCAACCCTCCCGCCACCACCGAACGGCAGGGCGTGGTCGAGCTGGCAACCGAGAGCGAAACCACCTCTGGAACCGACGCCTCCCGCGCGATCACGCCCAAAGGGCTGAAAGCAGCCGTCACCAGCTGGCTGAATGACCGCTTCGGCTCGGGTGCGCCGTCGTTGTTCGTCAAATCCATCCTGACCGCAGCAAGCGCGGCCGCCCTCCGGGCCGCACTGGAGATCAGGTCCGCCGCGCTCAAGGATGAAGGCCACGGCTCGGGGCTCGACGCGGATCTGCTCGACGGCCTGCACGCCAGCGCGTTCGCTCAACTGTCAGGCGCTGACTTCACGGGCAACGTATCGGTCGGGGGCAAACTCAGCATGAGCGGCGCTGGCCTGACGCGTGCCGGAACGCCAGCAGGAACTGCATTTATCGTAACCCAGAGCGGCGAATGGATCGCGCGAGGCACCGGGCTCAGAATCACGGATCCCTCCGGGGCTTCAACCTACGTCTCCTTCACGGACACGGCCATTTTCCGGGCAGGAAACCGGGTCTGGGATGCGGGCAATGACGGCGCAGGCTCGGGGCTGGATGCTGACCTGCTCGACGGCCTGCACGCCAGCGCCTTTGCCCATCTCTCAGGCGCTGACTTCACTGGGAGCATTTCTACTACCGGCACGATTTCCGCTGGCGGAAATATCTACATGGCCGACGGGACTGCCCTGTACTCCAATGGCGTTCCGATCATCCGCCAGGCTGGGGATGCCACATGGTTGTACGCGGGCGGCGCAAATGGCTACGTCTTCCGCAACCGGACCAATACCGCCACCATCGTGACCATCAATGACAGCACCGGCATCATCACGCGAGGGTCATACACGGTATGGGATGCGGGCAACGATGGAGCGGGCTCGGGACTCGACGCTGACCTGCTCGACGGCTTGCACGCCTCCAGTTTTGTCCGGTCCACCACAGCCCATGGTTACGCGGCCTATGCGCTCGACGTCCTCAAGGGGAATTATTACGGGATTCTCCACGGCACTTCGACATCGCATATCGCAAGCATGTTCACGCCCACTGGTATCGGGGGGTGGTATCGGCAAAGCGACGCAAAGTGGTTGCTGTATTGGGACGGCGCGCAACTCTATATCGGAGCGGCATCCGGCAACCGGGCTTGGCACGCGGGCAATGACGGCTCGGGTTCTGGACTGGATGCTGACCTGCTCGACGGCCTGCACGCCAGCGCCTTTGCCAAGCTGGCTGATTTTGTCGCCAGCAAGTCGGCCTCCGGCTACTGCAAACTGCCGAATGGCATGATCATTCAAGCGGGCCGCTATACCCAGTACGCCAACACGACGATCTCGATCTCCTTCCCGCTGGCGTTTCCGTCCCTTTGCATGGGAGTTGTGACCAGCGGTTCCGGCGACACGTCCTATGGCGCGGAGGGAAACACGCCGACGGTTGTAAGCAATTCAGTCACCACGACCGGCTTCCAGTCGATCAACGCCAACGACAACAACACCACCGCCTACTGGATCGCATTCGGGTACTGACATGGCAAAGTTCTTCTCCCCCACAACCCGCGGCTTTTACGATGACGCCATCCATGCCCCGGCAGACATCCCTGCCGACGCGATTCCGCTAACGGCGGATCAACACGGCTCGCTGCTGGAAGCGCAGGCCCGGGGGCTCTTCATCACGGCCATTGACGGTCAGGTCGTCGCCCAGGAGCCTTCACTCGATCCCGACCAACTGCTGGCCGCGTTGCGGCGCAAGCGCGACCGTCTGCTGCGCGACACCGATTTCACCCAGCTCCCCGATGCTCCGCTCTCGGCGGAAGAGCGCGCAGCATGGGCCGATTACCGCCAGGCGCTGCGCGACCTACCCGAGCGTCATGCCGAAGATCCCGCAAGCGTGGTCTGGCCGACACCACCCAACCAGGAGAACCTCCATGTCCGCTGATCTGCACATCGCCATCGGCGCATATGACGCTACAACCCGCACGGTTCCGGTGACCTTCACCAAGGGAGAGATCGTCCACATCCGCTCGGTCAACGCCTGCCACGATGAGGCTGGCGGCTACGATGCCGCGGCCACGGCCATTCGCGTACAGGAGGTCGCGCGCGGCGTGGAGCACAAGATCGCACTTGGCGTCATCACCTCCACCCCTCCGGCCGATGAGGAAACCGAAGAGCCGACGGAAGCCGAAACGTAAAGCGTATTGCCCCTGACGCTCCGGCGAAGGGGGCCGAGGTGGTGCAGCACCTCAAACCGCGAGCGGCCACTCGCACCCGGGGCCCGGCGCAGGCCGGGCCCGAAGTCCCCTCACCAGAGGGGGCATTTGTAGAGGCTGCAACTGTAAAATGCCATCCAATTTGTTCTCTGTACGTTCCACAAAACCTGTGGCCGGCTACATCGGCGGCAAGCGCAATCTGGCCAAGCGCCTGTGCCAGCTGATCGAGCGCATCGAACACACCACCTACGCCGAGCCCTTCGTCGGCATGGGCGGGATCTTCCTGCGCCGAACCTCGCGGCCGAAGGCCGAAGTCATCAACGACATCTCGGGCGACGTGGTCACCCTCTTCCGCGTGTTGCAGGAGCACTACCCTTACTTCATCGACATGCTGAAGTGGCGGCTGACCAGCCGCGCCGAGTTCGAGCGGCTGATGTCTGTCGACCCGGAAACCCTGACCGATCTGCAACGCGCTGCCCGGTTTCTCTACCTTCAGCGGTTGGCGTTTGGCGGCAAGGTCGCCGGGCGCACCTTCGGCGTCGACCCCGGCAGCCCGGCCCGCTTCGATGTGACCAGGCTGGAGCCGATGCTCTCTGACGTGCATGAGCGTCTGGCCGGCGTCGTCATCGAGCGCCTGCCCTATGCCGAGTTCATTGCCCGCTACGACCGGCCGGGCACACTGTTCTACCTCGACCCGCCTTACTGGAACTGCGAGACCGACTATGGCGCCGGCGTCTTCAGCCGGGAGGACTTCGCCCGGCTGGCGGAGCAGCTGGCAGGCATCAAGGGCAAGTTTCTGCTCTCGCTCAACGATATGCCGGGCGTGCGCCAGACCTTCGCCGCCTTTCCGATGATTGAGGTCGAGACCAGCTACTCGATCTCAACCAGCGCGGTCGGTCGCGCCAAGCCCGCCGGCGAGCTGATCATCACCAACGTGCCCACGCTATTCGTCTGGCAGCCTGCAAACGACTGACCGGCAACCGGCTGTTTGTGGAGAGGAACTCTCTCCACAAACGCCCCCGCGCATCGTCACGCGGGCCGCGCCATTGTCAGGCGCATGATGATCTCCGACCTCGAACAACAGCTCGGCGACATGATGCGCCTCGGCACCATCGCCGAGGTGGATGCGGAAAATGCCACCTGCCGCGTCGCGACGGGAGAAATCACCACCGGCCCGCTGCCGTGGCTTACGCCGCGCGCCGGCGGCGTATCCGTCTGGGCCCCGCCCCAGGTTGGCGAGCAATGCCTGCTGTTGTGCCCGGAAGGCGACACGCTGTGCGGGCTCGTTCTGGTCGGCCTGTTCTCCAATTCCTTCCCCCCGCCATCGATCGACCCCGAACTTGTCCTGGTGCGATTCCCCGACGGCGCGCAGCTCAGCTATCACCACGGCTCCCACCGGCTGGAAGCTCTGCTGCCGCCGGGAGGCGCTGCGCACATCACGGCAGACGGCGGCCTCAGCATCGTGGGCGATGTGACCATTAACGGCACCCTGACCGCCACCGGCGCCATCACCAGCGCCGAGGATGTGGTGGGCGACGGCATCAGCCTGAAAAGCCACAAGCACGGCGGCGTCGCGACCGGCTCCGGCAAGACCGGAGGCCCGGAATGACCGGCATGAACCGCCACACGGGCGCTGCGATCGATGGCGAGGCGCATCTTGCGCAATCCGTCGCCGACATCCTGACCACCCCCATCGGCTCCCGGGTGGCCCGGCGGGACTACGGCTCCCTGCTGCCCGATCTGATCGACCAGCCGCTGACGCCTGCGCTGAAACTTCGTCTCTTCGGGGCCACAGCTGTCGCCCTCTCCCGATGGGAGCCGCGCCTGCGCCTGCAACGCGTCACGCTTGAAGGTCGGGATCTGCCCAGCGCACGCGCCCTCGTCATCGAGGGTCAACGCCGCGACATGCCCGCCCCCACCAGCCTCGTTCGCCTGACCATTCCGCTGTCCTCAAGGAGCCTGCCATGAGTTTCAAACACGGCATCACCGTCATCGAGATCAACGACGGCGCCCGCACGCTGACGCCCGTTTCCACCGCCATCATCGGCCTGGTTGCCACCGCGCCGGATGCTGACGCCACCACCTTCCCACTCAACCGGCCGGCTCTCGTCACCGACATCGAGACCGCGATCGGCAAGGCCGGCGCCACGGGCACCCTGCGCGCCAGTCTCCGCGCCATTGCTGACCAGACCCGGCCGGTCGTGGTCGTCGTGCGTGTCCCTGAAGGCGAGGATGACAACGAGACCAACGCCAACGTCATCGGCGACACGATCGACGGTCAGAAGACCGGCATGCAGGCGCTGCTGGCCGCCGAAGGCCAGCTGGGCGTGCGCCCCCGCATCATCGGCGCGCCGGGTCTCGACACCCAGCCGGTCGCCGCCGCGCTCGCCGTTATCGCCCAGAAGCTGCGCGGCTTTGCCTACACCCGTGCGGTCGGCGACAGCATCTCGGAGGCGATCTCCTATCGCTCCCACTTCTCGTCCCGCGAGCAGATGCTCCTCTTCCCGGACTTTCTCGCCTTCGACACCACGTCCGCAATCACCACCACCAGCCATGCCGTCGCCCGGGCGCTGGGCCTGCGCGCTCGCATCGACGAGGAGATCGGCCCGCACAAGACCCTCTCCAACGTCGCCGTCGAGGGCGTCGTCGGCCTCACCCGCGATATCCAGTGGGACTTGCAGAACAGCGACACGGAAGCTGCCCTGCTCAACGCCGCCGAGATCACTGCTCTGGTTCG